GACTATGTAAACTCAACAATTGATGGTATTCCATATATCATTAACTCATACTGTAAAGCCTTAACAGACACAAAAACAAATGATGGCGAATATGTAATGGCTTATGGCGGGCTACATAACTATGAAGTACCAATCTTCTCACCAGTTGAAATTGGTAAATCAACCGATTACAAATTTAAAGACGGTATTATTTCATATAAAGCGTCAGTATTTACAGGTGGAAACGTTGTAGGTTATAACGGATTCTTAAGAATTAAGAAGAAAGCTACAGCACCAAAACCATAAGAGGAGGTTTTATAAATGGGACTACTTGAATATGTAAAGAAATCATTATTAATACCGATAGAGGAAACATATGCTGATTTAGAACTGAATGCTTATATTGAAGCTTGTAAATCTTTAATATTATCAACAGGAGTAAAACCTGAAGGAATAGAGAATAATCCCCTTACTAAGTCCTTAGTGCTTATTTATTGTAAGACATTTTTTGGTTTTAAATCAGATGGATCTGTTAAAGAATTACCTCGTAGTTTTGAAATGCTTTTATTACAATTATCATTATCAAGTGGTGATGCTAATGTTCCCAAGTAGTCCTAATATAAAACTAAAGCTATTAAAGTTAGATAATGTAAGGGATAATCTTGGAAACAATAGACTTAAACTAATTAGTTCTAGAAATCTAATCGGAATTAATAAATCAGTAACATCTAAAGAATATTACGAAAGTAAGAAATATGAATACAAAGTTGATTTATCAATAAAGGTTCAAAGTTTCTTATATGACGGAAGTAAGTATGCTTTAGTTAATGATATTATTTATTCAATTGAAAGGACTTATTTAGCAGGACAGTTTATTGAACTTTACTTAGTTGAAACAAAGATAAAGGTAAGTGATATTAATGACTACGTTTGATAATTTAACGGACAAAATAATGGAGGAAGTAAGTAAGTATTCGGACTCTATAAAAAAGGAATTAGAACAAAAGTTAGATGAAACTGCAGAACAGATATTAAACTACATTAAAGAAAATGCACCAAGGAGTGGAAAGAAGAAAGCACTAGCTGATGATTTCATTAAAGAAGATAATGGTTCTGGATTTAATAAGACAGTTATTATCTATGGTAAGGAAAAAGGAATGCTAGTCCATTTAGTTGAGTTTGGCTTTATGCATAGAGCAGGAAAGTATGTAACTCCTAGACCTTTTTTAAGACCAGCATTTGATGCATTTACTCCTAAGATGTTAGAAGATATAAAGGATATTATTAATGGCAAGTAAATCATTAGAGTTTATCTATGAAGTCTTAAATGAAGTAATACCTAATAATGTTTATTATGCAGTTTCAATAAAAGATAAAGTATTACTACCAATAATTGTTTATCAAGAATTAAACAAAAGAAATAAGATATATGCAGATGATTCATATCTCTTAAAAGAATCAGTAATTCAAATAAGCTTAATTACTAAAGATAAAAATATAACTTTGGAAAGAAAGCTTGAAAAAGAATTAACAAAAAATGATATTGACTATAAGATGGTAAGTGAGTTTTACTTACCTGATAGTGGTCTTTATAGAATATATGAAATAAAGATGGAGGAATTTAAGTATGAGCAATAAAGTAACATTTGGTTTAAAGAATGTGCATTATTCACTTGCAACACCAGGACCAGATGACTCTTGGACTTACAGTGAACCTAAGAAACTAAAAGGTGCACAAGAATTAACAGCAGAAGTTATCTCTGGTAAAACTGATGTTTATGCAGACGATAGAATACTAGCAACATTAGTATCAAATAGTGGTTCTAACATTTCTTTAAAGTTAACTCAAGTAAGTGATGACTTTAAAGTTGATGTCTTAGGATATGAAAGAGATTCTAAAAACAATTTAGTTGAAGTTGTAAATCATAGAAATAAAACATTTGCACTAGGGTATGAAATCCAGGGTGATGATAAATCTAGACGCGTTTGGTATTTCTTATGTACAGCGTCACCTATAAGTGATGCAAGTAAAACTCAAACTGAAAGTATTGAACCAAATTCTGTGACACTTAATATTACAGCAAGATCTATTGAGATCGGAAACTTATCAGTTATTAGAATAATTAGTAAATACGGTGATGAAAGTTATAATGACTTTTTCTCGAGTGGACCCACCGTAACTAATATAGGTAAATAAGATATGGAAAAAACAATCAATTTAAATGGTGAAGACTTAAGATTAAAGTCTTCACTTTTTACTATTATTGAATATCGTAGCATTTTTGGTACAGAACTGTTTAAAGATATTACTAAGTTAGAACAAAGTGAAAAGGATGGAAACATCTCAGAAGTATTAGAAATATTATTTAAAATTGTATACGTACTTCATAAACCATTTACTAAAAGAAGCTATGAGCAGTTCTTACAAAGTATAGACTTTAATTTACTCACTAATGAATCAGAACTAGAAAATGTATCAAATACAATTGCAGAGTTACTTGGTGGGAATAGTAAAAGTACAGATACCCCAAAATAGAAACTCAAGATGAGCAAGTCACAGCAAATATAATTTATAATTTGGCTCATCTTGGGATTTCAATTAAAGATGCTAAATACATCGATATTGATGTTTATGTTGAATTAATAAATATAGAACTAAAAACTATGTCTAATGAAGAAGTGCCAAGAAAAGCAACTCAAAAAGACATAGACTTATTTTTATTATAAGGAGGTGAGTATTAATGGCAGAAACCATTAAAGGTATAAATATTAAATTAAGTCTAGATGGTAAAGATTTAGAAAACGAACTAAAAGAAATTAATAAAGATCTTAGGGAACAACAAAGGGATCTAAGAGCAATTAATACAAACCTAAGATATGATAGTTCAAACGTTGAGCTTTGGAAAAAGAAACAAAGCCAGTTAAATGAAGCTTTAGAAGGAACTAGAAATAGACTTTCTAAGCAAAATGAATTATTAGTTAAAGCAAAGGAAAACTTAAAGCTTGGAACTATATCTGAAGCAGAATTTAGGAAGTTAGAAAGAAATATCTTATATACTGAAGCTGACATAAGAAGATTTAATAGTCAACTAGAACAAGCAAATGATAAATTAAAATCTTTAGGAAATCAAAAGTTTGAGAACCTTGCTAAAGTTGGTAGTACACTTACTAAGACACTCACTGCACCAATACTAGGAGCAGTTGCTGCTTTAACTGCACTTGCTACAAAGGGAGTTAATACTGCTGATGCACTAAAGAATACCGCACAAAAGATAGGTATGAATGTTGAAGCATTGCAGGAATGGAACCATGTAGCAAATATGGCAGGAGTAGAGACTGGAAGTCTAGAGAAAGCATTCGGTAAAGTAAATAATATACTAGCTGATATTGCACTAGGAGATGTTAAATCATTTGCTGGTGTATTTCATGCTCTAGGCATTCAAATGGACGAAATGGAAGGCAAAAGTACAGAAGAGGCATTTGAAATCATGAGGGCTGCCTTAAGTAAAGTTGAAGACCAGTCTCTAAGAACTGCACTTGCTAATAAACTATTTGGTGATAAATTAGGTAGTGAGTTAATTCCCATCTTAAGTCTTGAATCTAAAGAGATAAGTGACTTAAGGGAAGAAGCAAGAAAACTAGGAATTATCACAAATGAACAAATAGAACAAACAAGTGGATATAAAAATTCACTTGATAAATTAAAACAATCAACAACTGCACTTTCAGTAGAGATTGCAACTGTCATGATACCAATGATGAGTAAGGTTGTAGATAAGATTCAAAATAATGTAATACCAGCAGTTAAGACGGCAGTAAATTGGTGGAATAACTTAAGTGATTCTACAAAGAATATTATTTTAATATTAACGACACTAGCGGCCACAGTCGGACCTGTTTTATCTATTGTAGGTAAAGTCGGACCTGTGATAAAAGTCGCTTCTGTGGCCTTTAAGGCGCTAGGAAGTGCCGGTCTCTTTGCTGGTGCAGGCATTAACTTTGCAACACTTGGAATTGGTGCATTAATTGCAATAGTAACGATGGCATTAATGGAAAGTGAATCATTTAAAGAATTGTTACAAGAATTACTTTTAGTCTTTATGGACCTATTAAAGCCTATAATTACTTTAGTAGAAGTTTTAATGAATGCATTAAAGCCGATCTTAGATACAGTAATAGGGATCATAGTTAGACTTGTTGATTTATTAGTTCCAATAATAGATATTATTTTAAAACCATTTATCAAACAATTAGAATTCACTGCTATGATATTTGAAAAATTAGCACCTTTAATTGAGATGGTTGGTAATATATTAAACGCAATTTTATCACCTGCTCTTACAATGATTAATAAATTATTAGAACCTATATTTAAAATATTAGAAAAGATTATAAAACTTTTTGAGAAAATATTTGGTTTCTTTAATTCGATCGGTGACTCATTTGGAGGAGCTTTAGAAGGAGTAATTGATAAAGTATCAGGAGTCTTTGGTGGAGTAACAGATATAGTAAGTGGTGCCTTTGGTAAGATTGGTGATTTTGCTAATGGAACAATTGATAAAGTTAAAGATACTGTACGTGGAGTTATTAGTAGTGTCTCTGGTGGAGTAGGAAATGCTATATCTAAAGTTGGAGACTTTATAGGAAATACTACTTCAAAAGTTAGTGACTTTGCTAAAGAAGCTGTAAGTGGTGTAAGTAATGTTGCATCTAATATTGTAGGTGGTGTTTCAAATGCTGTATCAAAAACAACTAATGCAGTAAGCGGAGTACTTGGAAAAGTAGGTGGTTTCTTTTCTAGTGCACTTAATCTAAAAAAGAACTCACAAACTAATAATGTAAGTAATTCAAACTCAACAACTAATAACGTAACAGTAAATACAACTTCATCTACCTTCGATATAGACTCGATTAATAGAGCTTTAGGAGGTAAGTTTATATGATAAGAAAGTTTTATCTAGAAAATAGTAAAGGTCAAGTATTTAATTTTAATTATTACAATGGTTGCTTACTTACTAATATAAGTGGTCTTGGTTTTTCTTATAATATAAATTATTTGAAGTATGACCATATATATGAAACAGTTAAGAAGGATGAACCACTAGGAGAAATCTCATTTGATATTATATTCTTAGAAGGTTATTCAGGTTATCAAAAATTAATTGATTACTTAAATATAGAAACAAGCAATTTAAAACTCTACTATGTTTCTAATGATACTAAGTATGTTTATGTTGATTTTGTTAATTTATCAAAAAGTGAAATAATAGATGGCCACTTAAAAAGTGCTGCTACATTAAATAAGAAAACTTACTGGATAAAAGAAAGAAACTTCATTCTTACCTTTGATAGCAGTGAACAAAGTGGAAAAGTATATCCTTTTAAGTATTCATATTCTTATAGTGGAACTACCGGTGGTAAATCAAGATTAAAAATAGAAGGAGTAACTAGTGCATCAACTTTAATAGAAATTACAGGTGATGTTAAAAACCCAAGCTTAGATGTATATAGGGGTGAGAATATAGTTACTTCAATGAAACTAAATATTACAAAAAATAATGCAAAGATAGCAATATCATCAATTCCAAATAAACAATATATTAAAAGTATTGAAGGATTAGTTGAAACTGATATTTATCATTTGCAGGACTTTGAAAAAGATAATTTTATATTACTAGAACCTACAGACCTAACACTTGAATTTAATTCAGGTACAAATAAAGCAACTACATTTAAAATATTTATTTATGAGTATCACTTAGGATAGATATGGAACTTGTTATATTAGATAGATTAAATTTTAGTGTTAAAGATAATATAAGGGTTGCTAGTGAGTTTGAAATATTAAATGATCTTGTTGTAACACAACGATCAACATTCA